TGCATCTGTTCCTGAGCGACGCGCTGCCTTTCGGCCTCGATTGTCTTCTGCTGTTCCTTGTACTGATCCCATTCGGTCTTAGCTAGGAACAAGTCACGCTCGCTCATTGTTTCTGACAAGGCTCTCCAATCAGGTTCCTGCTGGACTGTCTGTTGGATTTGGGCGCTCAACTGATCAAGTTGCTGCGCGTAGGCGTCTCGGAGTTGCTTGGTCTCGGCTGCCTCTTGTTCAAAGGCTTTGCGTTGCTCAGCAAGTTCCATCGACTTCCTAGTAAATGACTGCTGCCGTTGATAACCGTTTCGCAGTTCGTCTAGGTCTACCTCTACCTCTTCGCCGTCAATTTTGACTTTGTAGGTCTGCTGAGGCTCTTCGACAACTTCGTCGTCGTCATCATCGTAGTAGTCATCTTCGCCGTCACTAGCCTCATCATCGTCGATGTCGTCATCCGGCGCCTCGTCGGCGTTGTCGGCGGCGGCATCTAGTGCCTCGGCTTCGGGCTGTTGAAGCTGCTCTTCAGCTTCGTTCTCTTCTGCCGCAGTATCCGCTGGGGGATTGCTCAGAAGGCTTAATGCGTCATTCATTGAAAGAGTGTCGGTTCCATTCGGATTATCGACCATAATGTCATCACCTTATGTTGTTAATAATATTGCGGCGCTTTAACTCTTCTATCTGCGCCTCGGCCAACTTACCATCCTCTACCACGCTTTGAAAATACCCCCTTAGAGCATAAAGCGCTTGGCTTAGGTTATAAATACGCTCGCGTGCCTCGGTGTCGGCAACTTCGCTCGACTTCCACGCCTCGATAAACTTGGCGTCCAAATGATCAAACGCCTCGATAAAAAGCTCATGCCTTAACAGGCTGGCGGCCTTTTCAGCCCGCGCCTGCTTGTCCCTTAGTTTGTGTTTGTCCATCTTTTCCTACGATAAAAGTGTGTATCCTGTCAGGTCGGGCGCCTGCTTGAAGTATTGCGGCCGTGTTGCCGCGCCACGCCGAAACGCCAAGTTCGATGTGTCAAAGTCCATCCGCGGCACGCCATAGCGGTCAGCAAACAGGCTCATGCCCATAGGCGCAATGTCAAGCAAGCCCATACGCGCATAGTCGCCAGCCTCATATGGGCCTGACGTTGTCATCACCTCGCCATCGCCGCCGGGTAAGCCGCCAGATAAGCGGCACGCCTGCAAGTCCTCGTCGAACATGTAACCGCTTGGGCATTGAGCTTCGCCGGTGTTGGGGTTGTATGTGGCGGGTACGGTATCGTCTCGACCCTTGCCGTCGTCGAACATTGGCCCTGTGTCAAAACCGGTTCTGACGTACATTTTTTCGCCAATACTTGGGAACATTTCACCAATAAAACCTAACGTGCCAATCCCCGGCGCTTGGTTTGAAAAGCCGGAAAAAATACCTCTTCTGGGGTCGTCAGTAAGAGTAAAGCCCTGAGTTCTACCTAGGGGCAGGCCAAGCATACCAAGCAGACCGGGCTGTGTTCGTTTTTGATAGGCCTTCATTATAGCTCGATCAACCCAATTAAGTTTTTGACTTGGCGGAGCCATAGCTATCCGAGACATCGCCTTATTCAAATTTACATCGAAACCACCGCCAACAGATGGCGCCTTTTGATACGAGCTACCGATTTTGCCACCCATTGCGCCGGGTGACATGCCCGTTGGTTGCCCATCATTATCATCCGCGCCGCCACCACCGTCGCCGCCGCCAGTGCTTCTGTCGCCACCCGGATCGTCGCTGTCATCACCAAAGCCACTGTCGCCGCCATAATCAGGGTAAGACGGGATGCCATTATGCAACTCACCCGACCCGCCCATAGCCTTTAACAGCTTTGCTTCGTCCGGCGTGATGTATGCCAACAGGTGCTTCTGACCTCTAATCGTGGTGGTGCGTGGCGGATTTTTCATTACTGCGCCCTCGGCAGGTTGGTTGATATTTCGGCGTCGGTCACAGCCTTAGCCACGCGAAGTTGCGCCTCGGCTTCCAGCTCTTGTCGCCGCATGTCCATTTCCATAATCATCTTCTCGCGCTCAAGCTCAAGCTCGGCCTGCATACGCTCGCGCTTTAATGCAATGTCGGCCTCGGCCTTTTGCTGTGCAAGTTGCATGTCCATCTGCGCCTTTTGCTGTGCAGCCACCAGCGCCGGGTCTTGCTGCGGCTGCTGCTGCGCGGCCTGCTGCTTCTGCATCGCCAGCGTCTGGGCGACAACCTGCGGCGGGTTGAAGAATTGATCGGCATCCTTAAAGCCGCCAATCTCGGCAATCGAGCGCAGCGTGTTGACGTACTGCGTCGCAGACACCAGCGGGTTGTCGGCTCCGAGCTGCATCAGGATCTGCTCCTGCTTCGCCGCGATCTGCGTCAAAAACGCGATTTTGGTCTCGTCGTCTGTGGTGCCAAGCCCGACCTGCACGATGGTGTCAAACTGCGACTTCCACTCGGCCGGGTTAATCGGCACAAAGCTGTTGTTGAGGCGCATCATCTTTTCGTTGGTGTCGTGCTTTAGCACAAGCGCCAAGATGCCCTTGAACAAATCCTTAACGCCTGTCTCAGCCATTGTGCGTGCGTAGCTCTCCAGCTTGACCTGCGCGCCGCGTACTGTCGCGCTGACGGCTGACGCTGTCGACGACTGCAAGCTGTTGGCGTCCAGACCCTGCGAGGCTCGTGACATGCCGGTGCGCTGTTCTTTTACCGTGTCGAGATAATCCATCAGCGGGCGTATTTCGTTACCCACAGACGCGCCGGACAGTGGCTGGATCATGCCGGGCTGACGCACGCGAATAATTCCGCCAGCCTGAGCGTCCAACAAATCGTCAAGATTTACGGCGCCCTCGACGGCCGCTATGCGCGGCAGTGTCGATGAGTAGACGCTGTCGAGATACTGACGCATCAGCGTGGTCTTGATGACCTGCAAGTCCTGCGTCATGTCGTAGATTGAGCGACCGACCAGCCGGTGCGGCATCAGGATGGGCGACGCAACCGCAAACGGGATGTGATCCCACGGCTCGTTGTGCAGTATCTCGGCGCCGTCAGAACCGATCGCGCAGATACGCCGACGCTCGGCAATGCCGTCGCCGTCGAAGTCGACGTTCATAATGCACTCGTGGTAAATGACCGAGCGCAAAGTCGGGTCGGCCGGATCAACGCCGGTGGCTGCCTCTAAATCTTGGAAGCGGTTGCTTACCTCGCGGTCGACGTCCAGCTCATTCTCGCCGGCGTGCTTCTCGACGAGGTCGCGGTCGTAACCCATAGCCACAAGCTCTGACACAGTCAGCGACGTGCGGTGCGCCATAAAGTGCGCGTCTTCCAGACTGCCGGTCGCGTGGCGTGACACCAGAAATTCCTCGGGCGGCACGTTGATGACCTTAATCTCGCCCTCTTTGCGTGTAACGCGGACGGTCAGGTCGTACTCAGAGCGAAGCGGCACAGTCTCGCCGGTCTCTTCGTTGTACATGCTCTCCATTACGGTTTCGTCCTGCTCGATGATCTCGACGTCGGGGTCGTTCATCAGCATGACCAGCTCGTCCTCAGACAGCCCGCTGTACTCTTCTTCGTCTACCTGCTCTCGCTCTTCCCAGAAAAATTTAATGACGCCCATACGAAAAAGCAGCGCGTCTTTAAAAAACGTGTGCAGCAGTTTATAGCCGTCATTGCGCTGGTTGATAATGTAGTTGACGTAATCCGACGCCTGCTCGGCTGGCTCGACGTCCTCGGCGCTGCGCGGAGCGAAGCGGACGTATTTGTCGTTAGACGTAAACACCCGCATCAGGTTGGGCATGATGGCCTCAACCGTGTCGGCGACTCCAGTGGCAACTACAGATGACCGACCCTCAACCTCATTGCCCAGCGGCTCACCAAGATAAAAGTCGAGAGCGCGTAGGCGCTCCTCGGTGTATTCGCTGTCAAAGTGGTTTAGTGCGTCGGTGATTTCACCTGACACGATCGAGCCGAGCTGGTAGTCGTCCATTTTAGCCATTTTTTTTCGCACCTTTAGCCACGCGTTTCGGCGCGGGTTTTGCTTTTATCGCAGTAGCATTATCGCACACTTCCTTTGTTTCTTCTAGCGGGGGCTGAACGCGGCGTATGCGGCCAACTATAGGGCGTCGCACCATCATTGCATTGTCACCTTGCGCGTCTTCTTTTTTGCGCCCTTGGCAGGCTTAATCGTCGCACCTATTTTTGCGGCTGTCTCGGTGTGTCCGAATGTCGTCGCCACAGTTTTTGGTGGGCGAGGCGTAGCCACGACTTCGACCGCCGGATTTTTACCTTGGATGCAACGCCCCATATTCTCACAACGCCCACGGTACGGGCAATTATCACATACAATCATTTCTTCCTCTTCTTTCCAGACGCCGTAACCGACCACTTGACCCTTGCCGGGCCGGTCTTCTTTTGCGCCTCTTTTTTGGTCACGCGCTTGGCGACCTTCTTTGGACGGCAGGCGGGATAGCCACGCTTCTCACCGGCTTTACGCCCGCAGGGCTTGCCGGTCTTAACGTCGACCCACTTTTCGCCAAACCACTTGCCGAGGCCAGCCTTAGGCTTTCGCTTTGCTGCCACGTTTCTTCGTCCTCTTCACACGATTGTCGGGGCCTGACCACGATCCGCCGCGACGCTTGTACTCTTTCGACGCCCAAGCATTAGCATAGGCGGACGGGTACACGTCAAATTTTTTTCTCGCCTCGGACTTTACGCGAGACCAAAGCGAAGGATTTTTGGGTTTCGGCGAGGCCATTACTTGCAGTATTTGCCAGTTTTGGTGTTCATGCCTTTGCCTTTGCCTTTTTTACCGTATGCCATTACTTCTTTCTCGCTTTCTTTTTTGCTGTAGCTGATAGCTGGTTGAAGTGTAGCACCTTTTTGCTGTTACGCGTCATGCGCGCGCCAGTCATTATGGTGCCGTCAGGATGTTTGTGAATAGCGCCACGATACTTGGTGCCGTCACGAAAGTAGTGTAGTCCTGCCGCCATTTTCTAACACTTCCATCTGCGTCGAGCCGCCTTGCCGCGCGGGCTAGTCCAGCTCCTCGATCTGGCGCAAAAGCTCTTGCGCCGCTTGGCGTCCTTACTGCCCGGCTTTACTTTGCCGGTCACGGGCGCCTTTAGTTTTGAGCCGGTGGCTCGGTTGTATTTTGCACGACCCTTGGCCGTAAGTCCACCGCCAGCCTTAACCGACTGCTTCTCGCCGCGACCGACTGACAGGCTCACATTTTTCTTTTTGCGGGTGGGCATTACATTCCCTTACCTAACAAGCCACGATTGAAATAATCTTGGAACACCGACACGTCGTCTGCAATAGGCTGTGTTATCTCTTGTAACACATTGCTGATTTCTGCTGAACGTCGATCTGATGATGGCGCCTTACCTTCGGCACGGCGTGCCGCAAAGAAGTCAGGCGCTAACAATATGCGTGGCACGGGTGTCGATAGCCCGCCCAAATCAGTACCGCTAATCGCCTGTCTATATGTTTTGTGAAACTCAGGAATGTTGCCCTCACCAGACATTGGCAACATTGGGTCGGCGTCAAACTCGACAATACGACCACCAGTTGGCGCCAACATAGCAGACGGGTCGTTCACGCGGCTAGACATTTGAGGGTCAGACACAACCATACGAACAGCGGTAACATCAGGGAAGCCGCTGTCTCTAAATGTGCTTTTCTCCATTGTGTTGGCAACAGCTTTTCGCGCGGCGCCTTTGCCGGGCGAGTAAAGATATTTTTCAATATTGCGGCTAGTGATGCCGGGAAAATCAGTAAATGGCGTCACTGTTGTTTTCTCGCCCGTGTCTGGGTCTTCACGCGTCACCTTTAGATTTCTGACCTGTTCATCAAAATCAGCTATTTTTTGTTCGGGTATCCATTTTTTCGCTTGCTTGGTCATATCGACAAGCACATCAGCCACATGATGCGAGAAGTCGCCACCACGTCCGCCCATCGAAGTGTATATGCCCAAAAGACCGGGCATTTCGCGTGCCTGTTTTGCATAACCAGAGATGACAGCGGGATCAGACGCCCAAACAATACCAAGCTCACGCGATAATTTTTCAGAAGAAAAATCTTTTCCGCCGGTCATACGCACAGGATTTTTCAGTTTTATTCCCTGCACATGCGTAATTTCTTTACCTGCCATTGTCATGTCGCCGGGCATAAGTTTTGCGGTGCGGCCGATCAGGCTCTGGATGTCTAGGTCAGGGCTTCTGGCTAGTGTTTCTAAATCACGCACAACCGTGCCACTAAGGTCAGGCATGTCGCGGCTCAGGTTTTGAAAGCCGGGGTCGACTAGCAAACCTTGGCTACCGACGTCAGCGGTTCTGGCGCCATACTCATATGCACGTTGAGGCAGAAGCAAGCCCTCGCCCACTTCACGCGGCAGTTGAAACGCGGCGGCCGCTTCGTATAAGTCCTGTTCAGCCTGCGGCATCTGACGTATTTTTGGCCGCTTTTTCGGCTGTTGCATCAACAGTGTGTCGCTGACGTCTTCACGTCCGCCCATACCGAGTGAACCTTGCGGGCGCTTTGCCAGCAATCCAAGGCCAGTCACACCACCGGACAGGTCAAACGCGTCCATAAGCACGTTTTCGGCTGGCAGGCCGGTTTCGGGGTCAATATCAAGTGGCAAGTCGCCCATAGCGCGCCCAACGGTGCGCGCGGCGGCTTGTATAGGCGCAGGAAAAGATAAAACGCGCTCACCCTCTGGGGTAATCGCGTATGGCAGGATCATGCCAGCGTCGGCATAGTCGCCCTGCCCGTATAGGCTGTCTAGTAGGCCCATCGTTACATCTCCAACAATCCGCGATCTTCGCCCATATCGCTGACCGCCGCAACCGTACCTGCGCCAACCAGCGGGGCAAGCAGGCCGTATTTACGCATAATCTCGATCAGGCTGTCGTCGAATACGACGAAATTGCGGGTGGCGTCTGTTATGCCAGCATCAGCAAACCCAGCCGCTGTTCGACTACCGGCGTCCAAATATTTTATGCCGGGTATGCCAGCGGCGGCTAAATCTTTAGACGCTTGAGCTTGTGCAATTTTTCTGTTTTGCATAGGAGCGTCAGAAATAGGCTTGGTTCGATCTTGGGTCATTCTGTCATAAATCAAAAAACCCGGCGTGCGCTCATCTTCTGGTTTGTACCCCAGATTTTCTAATGCCTTTTTGACCCCCTCAGACTGATCCTTAAATGGAAGTTGATGGTCGAGCATCATGTCAGGGTCGGCGTCGATGTTGACCTCATACATTGCACCGCCTTGCGGGGAAACCTTCAAATCAAGAGATGACAAAACACTTTCAATTTCGTCATATTCTTTTGCGAGCTGTTTCTTAAATTCTTTTGTTCGCCTTATGTATTCCGGCCCAGTGGCTTGATCTATGTCTTTTTGAAGATCATCTAACACCTCTTTTTTGCGGCCCTTAAATATTTCCATAGGGGCTTTGTTTTTTAACACCCCCTCTTGTATAGCAATTATTGCTTCATCTACTAAATCGTCTCCGGCAGAAATGTTTTTTTCATCAAACACCCCTCTTAACTGCTTTTCAAAATATGCAGGGTAAAGGTCACGGGGGTTTGTTTGGTATTCATCACCTTTGACAGAATAGCTGTAAGGCGAAAGCATCCTTTTATATTCTTCTGCTACGTTTTCATTTTCAGCAAAATACAGCCCCTGACCATACGCCTGAGACCCCTCACCTGCACCTATCATACCGGTGTCAAAACGCTGAAAATGATGCGGCGAGCCGTGGAACGCCCTAATGCCTCTAGGCGCCTTCATAGCGGCGCCTACGGCTACTGCGGGCGGAAATGCCGCGCCCATCATTTGCACGGCGTCACCGGCGCCGCCTAGCGCCTGCAAACCGGCATCGAGGTAGTTTCCGCCGGTGATGTTTTCGTAAAAGCTGGGCAACATCTCGCCGGGGCGGCTGGGGTCTGGCGCCTGACCCATAAGGTCAGCGACACCGGCACCGGGCGCAAACAGCAGGCCAGTGGCGGCGGGCGCGTACATGTCTTCGAGCCGCGTCGGCTCTTCGGAAAGCAAGCCCTCGCTATACGGCCTGTAAAGGTCAGCCATCAAACCACCCAGTTCGTCTTCGGTTTCAGTGTGCGATTGTGATTATAACCCCTCGAATACCCACCGGCAAGCGCACCCTGCTGCGCGAAGCTCAGCACAAACGCGTCGGCCACGTCGGGGCTGCGCTGCCCGCGGCGCTTCATCTCGTCCTTGCTTTCGACTTTTAGCTTGCCGGTCGACAGGTATTTGTACCGTATGCCCGATAATTCCGCCATCAGCGTGCCGTCGTCGGGTATGTGGCAGTCACGCGCCTCAAACCACTCTCTGGCCGCCCAGAACAGCTCGTCGCGTAGCCGGTTGAAGCGATCCTTTAGCGACGCAGTCTCGGATACCGACACAGCGACGGCGGGCATGTCCAGCTCGCGCAGGCGGTCAGCCAGACCGGCGCCCAAGCCGATCGCGTCGATGTATATGGCCTGCGGACGCATGCTGTACGGCACGGCGTCGTATTCGCTCAGCACAATGCCGGCCAGCTCCATCAGGTCTTTGTTCTGCCACGTCTTGATCGGCTCGATCAGCACGTTGCCCTGACGCTTCGCCAGTGCCGACCGGTCGCCGCCAAAGCGTGCGACGTCCAAGCCCCAGACGACGGGGGTAGTAGGCCCGGCCTCGACGTCGCGTGTCACGGCGTCTTCGATCAGGTGCAGTGGCAGCAGCACGTCGTCGGATTGTGTCGGAAACTCGCCCAAGACGCGCACCTTAAACACGTTGCTTTCGGCGCCGTATTTTTGCGCCATTTCGTCGATAAACTTGGGGTCGACGTACTCGCCTTCCTCGCAAGACACAGTGATGCAGTGCCACTTCTCGCGGTCGCCGTGGAACGCGTCGTAAAAGTAGCCGTCGGATCGCGTGGGGTTCCCGCACATAATTATCTTCGCGCCGGGGGTACTCAGCGCGCCGCTGGCCGTCTCAAATATCACGTTTGGCACGCCAGACGCCTCTTCGACGACAAACAGCATGTGCGGAGAGTGAAAGCCCGCCAAGCTCTCCGGGTTCTCGCGGCGGCTAGTACGCGCCACGGCGAAGCTGTCGGTTGCGCCTTTGAGCGATATCTTATCCGACTTAAATTCGAGCAGGTCTTTAAACGCCTGCGGCATATTGCGCGCCCAGCGGTCTATCTCTGTCCACAGCACGTCCGATAGCTGGTGCGCGCTGTTGGCCGTCACGGCGACTTTGCAGGGGTAGTGCGTCATCAGCCACCACAGCACGACCCAGCTCTCAAATGCGGTTTTTCCGACGCCGTGGCCGGATTTGATGGCGACGCGGTCGTTTTGCGCTATCGCGTCTAGGGCTTTGCGCTGCCAATTCTGCGGCGTGGCTTGCAGTACCGTCTCAACGAATAGGGCGGGGTCTTCGCGTAGCGCGGCGATTGCTTCGACGGTGGCGTGGGTGTCAGTCATGCGTCAACTCCGACGGGGGGTGGGGTGGTAAGGGGTATATATTTTTATTCCCGCCCCCCGCGTGTGAGCGAAGGGGGGGGTTAACCAGATTTTGGTTATTTTCGGACAGAAATGCAGAAAATGTCGCATAACGTTGATTATGGAATTTCGTTGTTGTGCAAAAACAATGACTTACGTTGCCTGTGGATAACTTTATCGTCATTTGCGCTGTTTTGCCTTTTTTTTGTGCAACTTCTTGTTAACCGGATTTTGGTTAATTTCATCGCGCGCGCGTACTTTATCACGTGTGTTTTCTTTGATTTCTATAGCTTTAGCCTCAACGACATTGGCGTGCTTTAGCTGAGCCGCTTGATTGACCTGCTGTAGCAAATCGAGGTACGACCCACCAGCCTCATGCGTAACGTCGACCTGTTGCTTGTCGCCATACACCTTTGGCAACAGCCTAGCCGCAGTCCACTTGTAGTTGTCAGCGACAAGCCTAGCCGCTTGCGGGTCTATTTCACCGTTAAGCACACGCCGGTTTATCTCGTCGAGCTGATCAGCGTATATCATGCCTCGCGACGATAGCGCGTTCATATATTTGCGCTCAAAGTCCTTGTCGTTGTAAATCTTGTTCCAAGCCGTACCCCAAGCCGGCATGTCCTTGTCTTTGCATACTGACTGCCCAGACCGGCCTGACGTGACACGCTCTAAAAACTCTGCCCAAACCTCTTCGGTGATTTTATGAGACATCGTCGTCCTCGTAATCGTCGTCTTCCAAAGTCACAATAAACGTCGGCTTGTCTTCGATAATCAACAGCGGCTGTTTGCACAAGCTGCACACGATCGACTGCATGCCCTCGTAAACAAATCCCTTCGTCTCTTCGTCACACCAATCGCACGTCACCGGCTCGGTAAAGAAATGCACAACATGCCGCTCACCGAATTTAATTATGTCAGCCATTCACGTCCACACATTCTGCCGCGCACGCCAGATAACCGGCACCGTCGACGTAGTTATCCTCGTGAAACGGGTTATTCTTTATACGAGCCATCTTCAGCAACGCCATCATCACACCAACGTCCTGCGGCTCTATCTTGTGACCCAGATGCGTAGACCAGTACGTCGCAATCGTCCTGAAATTGTCTTCCATATCGCCGTGATCGTTGGCACGATCCTTCGTAACATACGCCTTAGCCGTGTCCAAACAGTCAGCTCGTTTCATTGTTCGATATCCTTTACGTCCACTACTTTCAAACCACACACGATGCAATCGTATTTCTTTTTATACCCGTCATCGCTTCTAATCAGCATCAACGATTTGCAACTCGGGCAACGCTGCTGCGACAGCAACCGTGCCATCGACCCATCACCCTGCTCAATCTTCGACATCGCTTCCCTCACTGAATGGCACCGACACTGTCGCTATCGGTGAGTATCCACGCATAAGCTCGCGCGGCCAGATGTCGATTGTAACACCTGCCTCAGTGCGTTGCACGTTTACTGTTAGGTTTCGTATGTCGATCCACGTCGACTTGCCAAGAAGCATATACTCGCGATCCTTCAAGACATCGTCCCGCTCGGTTTCGTATTCCATCAGAACGGCACCTCGTCGTCTATCAAAACCTTGTTCTTGACGATGCTCTCGATTACGGCGCCGGGGAAAATATCCTTCGCCTCATCGACCAGCGTCCTTGACTGGTTCTCTTTCAGCCACTTTTCCAGAACGACGCCCACTTCGTCAACCGTAAACACCATCACCTTGCGGTTGTCCTGCTTCACCTTAGCCGCCTCATACCCGTTAGCCGTAATCGCCAGCACCGTACCGTCCGGCATCCTGCCCTCGATGTACTCGCCGGTAAGCGGCTCCGCACCACCCTCTATCGCTGCACGCTCGATGGCGGCACACCCACGCAGCGTAACCTCGACCTCGTGGTCAACGCCCTCACACTTGTCGATAGCCGCGTTCAGCTTGTCGAGCTGCTCGTAAAACCGCTCACGCAATTCCAACGGCACAAGCCAAGGCAACCTGTCGATGCCCCACTTACGCTCCAGCCGGTTCACCTCGTCATCGTATTTGTGCAGGCTCTGCTGCTGACGCCTCATAGCCACCTGACTTGGTTGATAGTACACCTTGTCCGTCTTCGGCTTACCTCTCGCCGTTCTCTTTTTAGCCACCATAATATCACCCCTTTCGATTGGTCGTAAAATTGGTCGGTCGCTCGGCGCACCTATAGTGGTGCGACCGACCGACGATTGTCGCTTTTTGCGCGACGTCGGTCGCAACGTGCGACCAAATCACGTTATCTAATTGTTTTCTTTGACAATCCATACCTTATTTTCGTCGCATGCTATAATTCGAGCCTCAAGCAAGTCCTTCCGCGCCTTCGACCGGTCTTGCTTGCTGTGATCGGGCGTTTTTTCCTCGTGATACTTGCACCAACTGCGGTAATTTGGCCGCGGATTTTCCATCTTTATGACGTAATCCTGCAAGCTCTCCAGCGCTAATTGTGCGCCTATATCGCGCTTGTTCGACGTCTTTTTGACCGGCGCATCTGTTCGCTTCAGTACCACCGACCCACCACTGACGCTCGACACCGGCTCCATCAGCAGCGTGATGTCGTCGATCATCTCCGCATCCTTCTGCTTCTCAATACGCATTGTGACGGTCTGCTCGTCCTTGACGACGACTATGGACGCATCCACGGCGCCAAGCACCGCCGACGAGCCTCTTGCCCCTCGGTCAGAATTTTTGCCCGAGTGATGCACAAACACGACCGCGCAATCAAACGCATGCTTTAACGCGTCTGCCGCGGCCACTGCCAGCCCAGCCTCTTGGCTGCTGTTCTCGTCGGCCCCGAGCAACGCGCGCGCCAGTGTGTCGACGTAAATGCACGTCCACTGCCGGTCGAGCCGCTCTATCGAATACATCAGCTTCTCGATGTCCGCCTGATCGCGGAAATTGACCGCCAGCGGCAGCATGTGGAAGTGACCGCTGGCACCAAGCCCGTGCGACATCTTCCACGCCTTGACGCGCTTACCCAGCCCGCCAACACCCTCACCCGCTATGTAAAGCACGTCGCCCTGCTTGGTCGGCATGCCCTGCCACTCGATGCCGTGCGCCTGACACAGCGCCATATCGAGCGTGATGAAGCTCTTGCCGCTGCCCGGCGCACCGTAGATCATGCTCAGCCCGTGCGCCGTGATAAGCCCGCTGTCGCCGTCACCGACCGCCCAAGACACCGGCGGCATGCTGATGAGGTAATCCTCATCGACAAACTCGTAATATTCGCGCTCCGGCTCGCCCGCGTTGTCGTTGTCCGCCTCAGCCTCGACGACTGGCGCCTCACCCAGCGTCGGTGCCGCCTTAACTTCCGACAGCATGTCTTCAATATCCCGACCGCCGGCGAGGTAGTCGACGACGTCGCCCTTGTCCGCCAGCCCCGACAGCTCGACCACTTTGACCGCCGCCGCACCGTCAAAAATATTGGCGACGACCGTGTCCGCATGTGCGCGGCCGGCGTCGTCGTTGTCCGGCAGGATCACGATGTTGCGGTCTGCAAACCACTTGTTCAGCTCGGGCTTCCAATTCTTCGCCCCGCCGTTGTTTGTTGTGGCGACGATACCGTGCCGCGCCAGTCTGTCTGCCGCCTTCTCGCCCTCGACGATAAACACCGGCATGTCCGGGCGTGCCAGCATATCGTGCAGCCGGTACGGCACCGGCGTCACGCCGTCGAGGTTGTGCAACCACCCGCCGTTGCCGTCTGGGCGCACCTGACGAAACGTCTTCGGCTCGTAGCGGCGTATCTGATAAACGACCTCGCCGTTCTGGTCGGTGTAGTCGTACACCGCACTCATAAACCGCGCCGGTTGCAGTTTGACCTGCGCCTGCTTCTGGATGCCAAACTTCTTTTCGAGAATGTCCGGGATGCTACCCATTATCGTGGCGCCCTCATTCGCGCGCACAAGATCGACGACACCGCCGCCCTCATTAGCCTCGAAGTCGAACCAAGTGCCTTTTCGCAGGTCGACTTCCCGTGAGCCGTGAGTACCCCAGCGCAGCGTATGCCCGCGCTTCTGGTTAGGCTCGCCCCAGTAGGCTTTCGCCACTGTCTCGATATAACTCGCAATATTGCTCATGCTACGCACTCCCTCTTCCAGACGTCGTAAAGGCTCGCCATACCGTTGCCCCTCTTCAGGTACGGGTAGACCGAAACGCGCTGGTGCTTTTTCAAATCCTTTGTTTTTCTCTTGTCGCCGAAAACCAGAAAATACTTCAACTTCCTGCTGCCACGATCAAACGTGTAGCCCTCATCGACAAAATCCTGCTTCTGCTGCTGCGACGTGACGCCACGTTTTTTCGCATACTTATAGATGATCTTCGGGTCCACGCGCTTACCGTCCGGGCGAACCAAATAATTAACCGGCGAGGTAAACCCGTAAAACTGCCAATTTGTGGCTTGGTACAGTGTCCCTATTTCTCCGGCCTCTGGGTCAGAATACGCAATCACAAAAAGATAACCACGCCTCGCCAGCTCAACCTTTGCCTGCCCGACCATCCAACTGCCGCTGTGCGGGTGCGCGTGGCTGGCGCAAGCGCCCCGGACAAGCACGATGCCGTATGACTTGTTCTCTTCGCCAAACACCTCTGAAAGCGCGCCGGTGCCAGCCGTCAGGCCGAAGCACATGACCCCGGTCAGCTCGTCCTCGCAAAACATGCCGAGCGAAAACTTTGTCGTACCCATCGTGCCGAGCCACTCGTACTTTAAAATAAAGTCTTGCGCGATCTTGAATGGTATCTCGCACATCTTAGCCCCGCTCAGTGACGCTGTCGGGCGACCCTCATCCATCTTCTCGCGCAACTGACGCTGAAAGCAAACCTCGTCAAACTTCTTGCCGCGATAACCGATTTGCCTATCCGCCATCCGATATCCGGTTTTTTTGCGCCACTTCTCAAATAAATCTAATTGCATTTAAAAACCCTCGACCCCTGTTCCCTTGAGGTGGTGGGCGACGCCAAGGGAAAACGTCGCCCACCCACGCACTAGAACAGGTCGCTGCCTGCGCTTGCAGCGGCCGGTGGTGTAGCCGCTACGGGCGGCGCTACCGGTGCTGGTGCGTGTTCTGTTGGTGCTGCGGCACCATCCATTGCCGCCGGGCGATCGACCCAGTTAACGATACTCAGAACCGGCGCCTTGAAACGCAACTCGCCCTGCGGGCTTTGCATTTTGATCGTCTCCGGCGTGCCAGCCTCGATCACTGGGATCTTGCCCGCATTGGCGCCGCGCTCAGCCATAAACTGGTCGTGCAGCTTGTCGACCACTCGCAGCACAGTCTTCGCGCTGTGGCTAAACTCCCGAGGCCCGCTCTCGCCGCTGATGACCACGCGCATGCGAAACGCCTGCTTGTGTTCGTCAGACGGCTTAGCAACCATTGCGTCACCGATCCGCACCATATGGAAGTCCGGCGCACCCGACGCAAAGCTGAGCCAGCCCACTTCCATATTGTCCAGATCCGCGGCAAACTTAAAGCCCGGCGCAATGTCCTCTTCCTGCTTTTGCCAAGTCCCGTCAGCCCCTTGGACGCGGTCTTGTTTGATCCAGTCACCACCCTTGGCGTCAAACTTGATGATCGGTAAAATGTCCCCGCTTGAACGGGCTTCTGTAGAAAAACCTAATGCCATAACTTTAACTCCTTAACATCAACATTAGTTCAAATTTGCTCCAAAACCTTGAAGCTCTCGATCGGGTAGTACGCACAGACGTCGACGTCCTGCGGATCGCCTCGGTCTGTCCGACCACCCATTTGCAAGCTGAAATCGCTGGCAAACGATATGCGTGCCAGCGCGTCAGTCCACAAAACGATAAGATAAGACGGCAGTCCGGTGGTCTCTGTCAAGTGCCTTGCTCGGATGACCTTGTGCAGATTAACCATAGCCGTCGGGTATTTATTCATCTCAAACGTGCGCGTCTTGATCTCGCCAAACCCCACAATGCAGTCCTCTTGGTCGCAGTGGATAGCGCAATCGATGCCATACTGCACCGGCAGTTTGTGAAGCGAGTAGTTGTGCCGCTTCAACAGCTTGGCGACCGACAGCTCGTTTTGCAGGTCGATCGCCGTCTCGTAATGCGGCCGGGTCATTGCAAATTCCAATCCACGCCGTCCTCGGTGGTGAGGCAATACGTCGCCTCATTCGGCCGGGCAAACGCCAGTTGCGTCAGCGCGACGTGACAATCGCTGATCGTCTCATGCTTCGACACGACGCTTACCACGCCCGCCTCAGTGCTGGTCATCGTGACCAGTATCAACCAATATTTCATGCTTTTGCTCCAGCTCTGCGTTTCTTAAATTTTTTATTTTGTTTTTTTGCTTGGTTTACTTCCCATAATTGTTTTTGCGCCTCGTAATACATTTCCTGCATCACAATCGCATCTTTTTCCAAATGCGCCTGTTCTTCTTTGGTCAATGTTTTCCAAACTATTCTCTTATGACCGCATTTTGGACAGCCAATATCACCAAATCTATATCTGGCATAATCACAAACCTGTTCAAAATCTTTTTTGTTCCAACGATGGTCACAAAAACTTTCGCATTGATACGATGGAACCATCTCACATCACCCCCGCCAAGTGTTCACGCAAAATCATTTCAAATGTGTCCCAATCCATCGTGACCGTGTAACGCCAGTCATACGCCTCGGCAATGTCACCGGCCAAGCCTGAGTTGCCGAGCATGACCAGAGCTTGTACGGGCAAGCGCACCTGCACCGGCTGGAAGTCGAGCTTATATATGAGGCACGGCAACGCGTCATTTGTGTTGGCCGAAGACCTAGCCGCTGTGACGATCTGATCCCACCACGACGGCGACACGCCCTTGGCGTACCGCTTGCACTCGATCAGGAATGGGAACGGCTTGCCGTCGGCCGGCTCCAGATCGCTCAGATCCTTCTCCTGATATTGCGAAAGGCGTCTTCGTAATTTGCGCCCGGTCGCCAGCTCGATCAGCTTTGCGACTTCACGCTCAAAGGCCGCACCCTTGGCACGTCCACCACCGGCGCGCATCAGCCCAGCTTCTCCAAACCGGCACGCCCAGCCTGACCGTCAAGAGACGACTGCACGCTCCGCTGGCGAATGTTGCTGGCGATTTGCTTCGCCAACATCTCGTCGGCCAAAGACGACTGACTGCGGTGAGCCGATAATTCTAGCTCGCCCTTGAGCGCCTCGATGGTCGACGTGCGAAGCCGAAGCAAAACTGGCTTGATTTCTGACATTTTACGATCCCTTCTGTGATCTAAGCTGGAAGCTAAAAACGCCTCTAGCAACTTTTTGGTACTGTCATGCCCCAAAACACCCAAAGCCCGTCAGTGAGCTTCTATGGGCGATTAAAGGCATAGTGCTATTTTTTTGATATTTTTACGATATAGCACTTGATTTACACTAATATAAAGCCCATATTCAAATAGTCGAGAGGCACAAAACAGGTAAATTACAAGGGAGACTAAAATGACCAACAAATTTAAAATCGGTGACATCGTGAGGGAGCTTCGCAGGTGTGCAAAACTAGATGCCCAAGGAAATGCTACCTTTAACAAAAATGGTATGGCTGTGGAAACAAAGGCTTGGAGCGATTACACGCTAGAGATTGTCGCTGTGCCTGACGGGAAGCGCAAGCGGTTTGCGGCCAAAACCGAATGGGGAGCCACTTATCATTTTGCAGAAAAGACATTGGAATTAGCGTCCAATATCGACCCCGACCAAGTTTGTGAAGACTGGGATGGTGTAAAGGTCATTCGCGCAAAGGCGGCGGCCTAACGGCCCCGCCCTAACCAAGGGAAAATGGTATGGAAAATCTAAACATCATCGCAAAGCAATTTGGTTTTGAAATCGAACGATCATACGCACCCGGCTGGAAGAGAACGCCGGACGGCTACTGTGTCAATCACAACACTGGCACCTGCAACGTGCAATTAGGTTGGTTTCCAAACTTAAAAGAGGTGGCTGAGTATATCGCAACCGTAATAGCAAATAACGAACATTGGGGGGTTAAGTAATATGACAATCATCGCTAAAAAAATCGCCGCCTTCAAAGTGCGCCCCGTCAACCACGGCACCGCCAAGCGTGACAAGAACCGCTACTGCGGCCCGGCCGTGTTGTCGATCATGTCGGGCATCACCACCGGCGACGCGTCTCGCCTCATCCGGTCGCTGTTTCCACAAGTGCATGCAGTGCGCGGCACCAGCGACTACCAAATCCAGATGGCCTACAAAGAGCTGGGCATCAGAATGAGCCGCGTGTCATACGGCATCACCGACAGCAAGAAGCCGACGCTGGCTGGCTGGCTCAAAGGCACAGTCGTCGAGCGCACCGCCGGTCGCGTGTTTCTGGTCGCCGCTGGCAACCACTGGCAGATCATCACTGGCCGTCGGTATATCTGCGGCATCGTCAAGGAGCTGGTCAGCGTGCGCGACAAGCGCGTCAAGCGCCGCGCCCGCGTCAGTGACGTGTATGAGCTGACGCCGATTGCCGAGGACGGCAAAATCCGCGTGCCGGTAATCGAGAAGCCGAAGTGCCGCAAGTCGCACTCAGCGTACAGCCGCGTGCGTAAGCTCATCGCACAGAACGCCGACATTGGCCTTGGCTACGATGTAGAGAGGTCGTGGACACACGGCGACACCCAGTATTGGGTGCATGTCTGCGACAACGTCGAGGACTTCATCTACGGCGCCGTCAAGGACGACGACAGCCCAGCGCGCGAGGACGCGTTTGAGGTAAACGACGGCCGGTGCTGTTATAGCTGGGATGAGGTCGAGGATCGCATGACTGAGATCGTCGAGTTTGTTGACAAGTACAACTTGAGAAAGGCGGCGGCTTAACAGCCCCGCCCGAAAGGGAGATCACAATGATTAAAGACATAATCGGAATGTTGTTTTTAGTGTCGTTTGCGTTGGTGATGTGTACCAACATCGTGACGACTGAGTGGAACGTGTGGGCCTTGATGGTCAAGCTCGCACATTAACAAGTGGAGTAATTGAAATGAACACAGATAGACACTGCAAAATCGTCAAAGATATGGACGACAGAATTATGACCGGCGAGCGCATAAGCCCAGAGCTTGTGATGGTGCTGACCGCGTTGCGCGACTTGGTGGATCAGTCGCACGATTATAATCGCAAAATGTCTGAGCGTGTAAACGCAATGAAAACTCAGGTGGACGAGTGGCGTGATCGTGCCAGCAATCTTGAGGAAGCGTTGGAAAAAGAAAAAGGCGTCCGTCAACTTGCCCAGCGTCACTATAAAGAGAGTGTAAACGTGGCTAACCGCCGCGCTGGCATCTGGAAGGCAAAAGTTGAACGTCTAAAAATGCAGGGGACAAACTAATGGTAGGAAAGAAAACACCAAACGACATCATCACCGCGAGCCGCATACCGGCTCTGATGAACGCGTCGCCGTGGGACACCCAAAACGATCTGCTGGCAAGCGTGCTGGCAGACATCGAGGGCAAGCCCGACCCGAAGCCTTTTAACGGCAACGAGGCATGCGATTGGGGTGACACACTTGAGCCGGTCATACTGCTGACCGCAACCGAGCGCCTCGGCCTGTCCGACCTAAAGCTGGAACACGACGCGCTGTTTCACGACAAGATACCGTTTGCAGCCTCGCTCGACGGCACCGCGGATGCCGGTGTCGGCGGGTGGGTCGACACAAACTGGGACAAGGGCATCATCTGCCCCAACGGCCGGGTGTTTGTGACCGGCACCGGCGTGCTGGAGAGCAAGCTGACCAGCGCTAAGCCAGAAGAGGCGCCAGCGGCTCACAGGGGCGTGCTACAGCTACAGGGGCAGTTACTGGTCAGCAAAGCCACTTGGGGCGCTGTGTGCGTACTCTACGGCGGTGTAGAGCTACGCATCTTCTTATATCAGGCCGACGCGGCAGTGCAGGCAAAGATAATCGACGCCGTTGAGGATTTTGAGCGCCGCAAGTTTGACATCGAGTGGTATCCGGTTCTGTCGTCGTCTGACGGCAACACCGCATACCCGCGAGTGGACGACGGCGCCGAGCCGCTGGAGTTGCCGGCCACCGAGGCTGAGTGGCTCGCACAGCTCGTCAACGCCAAGGATGCTAAGAAGGCAGCCGAGGCCGACATAGACGAGGCTGAGGCGGCTCTCAAAGAGTTTATGGGCAGCCACGAGGCCGCGACCGGCGTCGTCGGCAACACCAAATACGCGGTGCGCTGGCCGATGCGGCAGTTTAAGGCACAACCGCCTAAGCCAGCCACGCCGGGCAAGCCGGCACGCACGGTGCGCCAGAACACTCTGACGGTAAAAGAGGTGCGTGATGACTGAGGTTACACTGACCCCAAAGCAGCATCACGTCCGACTGGTGATAGCGCGGTTCCACCGCAAATACGGCTACTACCCGTCGATCCGCGAGCTGTCCGAGAAGACCGGCAAGTCGATGACGCAGTGCGCGCGATACATGAACGCGCTGGTCAAGCGAGGCGCCGCAGAAAAAACCGCTGGCATCGCCCACGGCTTTCGGCTACTGTAATTGGCGTCGGGTGTTCCTCCCTTCCCGACGCTACCTTGCCCCCGCTTCGGCGGGGGTTCTTTTTATGTGCGACAAAATGTCGCATCATTAGTGCTTGCGTTATGCTATCAACCTGATATAATGAGTTATCAATTAAAAAAGGGAGAATTGATATGACCAAGTTAAGACCAATCGTTAAAGACGCTTTTAAGTGTGATGGGCTTGTTTACCAGTTTCGGGTTATTGATGTCGAGGATGGCATCCTCACATCTGATAATGTTAAGGCAGAGGTCAACGAAAAATACAGTAATGCTCACATCTTGAACGAAGCCGACAACCGCCTAGTCATCTGCAATGCAAACGAAGATGACCCTGATTATCAGCGTGATGCTCGTCAGCTTGAGCGTTTCATCAACAAATATAGGTAGGCGGTGGCCTACTTGATTTAAGGGAGATTTTGTTATGACACATACAACGCACATCGAAAACCGCGACGCTTGGGAACGTGGCCGTGACGCGGCCATCAAGCGCAACGCCAGAGTCGGCCGTCAGCGCAAGTGGCTGGCTGAGGACGCGAGCCGCCAAGAGCTTGGCACGTTTGTGTCTTGTGGCGGTGACGGTAGCGATTTTTCTATCGCTATGCGCGACGCTCTTGAGGAGTGGGGTACGCTGACTGAGGGCCAAGAGGCGGCAATGCGTAAGGTTATGGCGCGCGCTCAAAAGCGTGAAGCCGAGCGCGCCGCCGAATGGGAAGCCGCCGCAGACTGCCCGCAGGGCCGCGTGCAGGTAACTGGCACAATCATTTCGACTGACATCCGCGAGACTTCATTTGGCGATCAGTGGAAGATGCTGGTGCGCGACGACAGTGGCTTCAAGGTCTGGGGTTCAATCCCGTCAAAACTGCATGAGCCAGAAGATGAAGACGGTCAGTGGATCACCGGCAAAGAGCTGAAGGGCAAGCGCGTGTCATTCACTGCGGCGATCGAGCCAAGCGAAGACGACCAGAAGTTTGGGTTTTTCAAGCGCCCAACAAAAGCAAAGATCGAGGCGGCGCAGTGAGCGCCGTCCCTTTCAGCGTCGGCCAGTGGGCGTGGCTGGTCGACGATCGAGGCCGTCAGATCAGCGTGCTGGTGCGCCACATCGAAGAGATGGACGACGGCTACAGCGTTAAGTTCGAGGACATGCAGACCGGCGACCGGTATTACCGGCGCTACAGAACAGGGGAAAAAAATGAAAGTACCGACGATTAACGAATTGAAAAAGGCGCTCGCCATACCAGCCGCAAAGCCACCGGTTGACCGGCTGGGTCGGACGAACCGGCCAACCACGAGCAAGAGCATGATGCTCAAGATTAGAGAAAAAAGCCCGCATAAATAGCTTCTCCCTGACCCCCGGCTTCGGCTGGGGGTTTTACTTTGTGTCGGTCTTCTTTGCCTTGTCGAATGACCGCATGCCGCCAATACCCAGCATGCCGAACATCAGCGGCATCATCACCGACATGTCAGCCTGCGGGATTGCGACGCCAAACCCAGCCGCAATAGGCGACACCATATAGTTGATGCCCAGCGACAGGCCGCATATCCAGCCTATGAGGGGGCGCCAGCTCGCTTGGAACCAGTTGCCCTTGGCATCTGCCTTGAGAACCTCTATCTGCGCCAGAGCAAGCTCCTGAGCGTGTTTCTCGGCCATTGTAGCGAGATCGTGCGCCAGCTTATTCTTTGTGTCGGCGTCGGGGATAAACTTGTCGAGGATGCCGCTAACGGCCGGTATCAGTGCTGTAATCATTTCGCTTCGTGTCCCATCCAAACTGCAAACGCCCCCGTGGCGGCACCGACTATGGTGCTGACGAAAGCCGTCTGCTGTGTCGTCGCATCAGCTCCAAGCGACATAAACCAGTCACACACATTCCAAGCCATTACCGTAAAGGCGACCATCATTAACCTTGGTAATATCTTCCAGCGCAAAAA